AAGAGACTCTTGCTCTCGCTCGTCACCGGATTGATAATCCCGGTTATGTCGAACGTGCCTGAAGTCACGGTTCCGGTTTTAGTGATCGTCTGAATCTCACCCGTTGACAACCGAACGCCCGTGACCATCTTCCGACCAAATCCCTCACCCGTAATCGAGCATTTGTCAGTATCCCAAGAAAAGTTGTAGCCGGTGAAGATGACCCCCGGTACTCGACGCGCCAGCTTTCGAGAACCATATTCAATCGTGAAGGAGTTCACGTCATCTTCATCGGTTGAACTCTGTAGAAACGTCCAGAGTCGTGAATCAGTACCGCCGCCCGGAGTCGTCGGCGTGGCCGTCCGGTGAACACCGGAAGCGATGTATGTCAGGTCGGGATAACACGGCTTGCCTGAGAAGCTGACCTTGCTCTTGACCTTGCCGGGGGTAATTAACGTAGGCCAGCGGCTACCGGCGCGCTTTAGGTCGTCTGTAGAAACATCGGGCGAGCACATGAAGCCGATTCCGGCCATTCGTTTCAAAGCGGAAATTGCGGTTCCTTCCGTTGTTTCTTTTCCAATTTGACTCGCCTGAGTCACATAACTCATATCAGTAGGCATCGTGATACCTCCATGCTATTGGGATTTTCTGAGGGATGCGTGATGAGGATTAACTCACGACGCTTAGACTACGATTGCGAAAGTAAATATCCTACGCGGATAGGTTCCGTTAATCACATCGTAGGGAAGATCGAACGTATCAACCCACTCACAGGATTCTAGTTGTCCGCTTGCTGTGTTGATGAACTTCTTTCCAGCAAACCGAGACATAATCAAATCGTCAATAGGTGCCAGATCGTCAATTGGCACATCACGGTCAAGAACCGCCTCAACTCGCCACGGCCCGTCGGCAAAGACTATGATTGAGTCGTTCGTCTTCGTGCCTCTCAGGCCCGATGCTGGCCGATATGCGATGAACCCATACTCCGCTTGTATCGGTACATCGTTCGGGTAGAACTGTCGGACGCCTAGAGCGAGTAATGCAGTTCGATCTACCTCCAGTCCTTCGGCAAAAAACGTGTAGGGAATTTGTGCGCGTGACATTATGCTGTAGTCTTACTCGCGAGTGCTCGCCGATAGACATTGAAACTACTCGGCGGTACTTCGATAATGTCGTAGTCCAGACCTATCAAGTGCGTGTTAAGCTTCGACGCGGTGACTCTAAATCTGCACGTTTCATCAATCAACGTATCGTGAGGGAAGCTAACCCTGAGAAAACTCGTCGCTTGATGCTTACCGGCTCCCATCCTGTCATTTCCTGAAAGACGAGACTCAACAATCCGACATAATACACCAGCCGTAGATGTCCAATCATTAGGATAACTACTCACCGCTGCCCCTGATGGCCTACGCGTAACTGTTGCCGGGTTGGGTGGAAAGTAGATTGTGACCGTATCGAAGAAATATGGCGCAACAACGCGGCGCAACTTCTTTATGTGGGATAGAGTAATCACCAACACACCTGATTTCTGACGGCCCGCGACATCCCATCCAAAATTGATTCGCTCTTTAACAATGAAGACAGCAACGAGAGAATTCGTGACGGTATCGCCTCGCCCGATCCCGAACCTGTAGGCTGAATTGCTATCTCGTTATTCCCAATCGTTAGGCTCTTAAACTCGCTTAGGTCTCCCCCGCTCTCTAGTATCTCTAGGTTCTGCGCCAAATACAGGGCAAGCTCATACGTCGCTTGCTTCAACGGAAGCGGTATCACACCATCCTGATCAATTCCTGTTCGTGGGAACTTTAACGCTTGGCTCTCGGTTGCCTTGCTCCCGCGATAGCTTAGCTTTTCTAGTTCCGATGTAGCCGTAATCAACGCCAGCGAACCGTTCTCGACATCGTTCCACGCCTCCCCGCCAAGCCTGCCAGCGAAATAAGCGTTAGCCTCGACAAATGTCGCGTATGAGTTAGAGGTTGCGCCGCCTACAGTTGCAACCAACGCTGGTCTCGCCGTTGTCGCGACATCCTCTACCCACAACAATCCATCAAGCTCTAACGGATTACCCCCGTCACTTGTCGTTACCTTGCCGGTTACAAGATATTCGGTCTGATCCGTGCCACCGCTTAATCTAACCTGCGCAATTTGTCCGCTGAACGTCGTATCTCCAACGGTCAGCCCTGTAGGCGTGGCAACGACACTAACAACTGCGGTGATAGTTGCGCCCGTCGCCATCTTGCCCGAGAAGTCAAAGTCAAATAATCGACTTTCGGCAGGTTGTTTTGTGAGACGTGTCAACGCCATGCACTATTCTCTGGAACGCTCCAGCCGCGTCCTTCTATATTTGCCTGCCAAACATGGTACTGTTGCTGCGACTCAAACACATCAGGATTATTATCTACAAACGTGATCAGGTCCACGGTACCGCTCATTAGGTATTGCCCTAAGCCAGCGGTCAACAATCGACTAGCATAAAGAGCAGGATCAGCCGAAGCCAGAATCAAGCTACCTACATCTGCTGTGAGAATAATGGTCTGACCGCGAACCGTGAGGATCGCATCGTTCCCCGTAAGACTAAACGACGAAACTGTCGATGACAAAACATGCGCATACTGAATATCTACTGATTGCCCGGTTTCACTAAAGCTGCCGACGCTCGCCGACAACTGGTAGCCGCGTGCTAGCTGTGGCGATTGCCCTACGGTGTTGAAGGTTGCTGCATCAACTCCGAGTACCCGACCGACTGCAAGATTAACCAAACCATCAAGACTGAATGACCCAACGGTCGGAACGATGCGGCTGTCAACTCTAAGGCTAGGCGAAACACCTATTTCGTTGAACGTTCCAAGACTACCGGCTAGCGTTCGGTTACGTATAAGATTCGTCGCTTCACCAGAGAGCGCTAAAGTACCGGGGTCTGATGACAGAACATGGCCCTGTTCTAACGTTGTACTACCAGCAACCGAATAGTTTCCGACCGTACCAGATAGCACTCGCGCAAGTAGAAACGATGGATTAACGCCGCTCTCGACGAACGTCCCTAGCCCCGCGCTTAGAACCGCGCTACCACTCGGAACAAAGAACAATCCTGCATCAACGCCAGTAACGGAGAATGACCCTACCGTCGTGGCGAGACGGTGACCACTGAGGAGACCCAGATTAACTGCCGTCTCAGTGAATACTCCAAGCCCTGCTGTGACTGCTCTACCTTGACGGAGAATCGCTGATATCCCGGTTGTGTTAAACGCTCCTACGGTAACATTGAGATCGCGGCTCAGTAGTAGATTCGTAGTCGTGTCTGTGAGCGTAAAGGTCGCAACAGAAGCCGCAAGATTGTGGCCATATAGAAGACCAGCGGACTGTCCGGCTACGGTCAGACTACCCAGTCCAGCATTAAGATCGTGCCCGAATCGTAGAGACGGTGACACCCCGCTTAGTACGAAGCTCCCGGTCGAAACGGCAAGCGGATAGCCCTTGAAGAAAGCTGGCGAAGTTCCAGATAGAGAGAATGAACCTACCGACGCAGAGAGATAACGACCAAACAGCAGATTAGTACCAGTACTAGACTCAGTAAATACACCGACGCCTGACGCAACGCGATGGCCGACTAATAATGTGGTATTAACGCCCGACTTAACAAAGACCCCAAGGCCCGCAACGAGAGAGACGCCTTTAGTAATTGTGGCATCGTTGCCGGTCTCTATAAAGCTACCGACCGTGGAAGTAATTGCCCTGCCGCGCAGCAGATTCGACGCAATCCCTGATTCTGTGAACGTACCCAGCCCATCGCCTAGAACATGAGACTGCCTCAGCCCAACGGCAACACCGGAAACCGCATAGCTTCCGGTTCCAGAACCGAGAATGTGCCCCTGTCTTAATGTGGCCGGAACGCCAGTCTCGGCATAGGTGCGTGTTACAGCCGAAAGAACGCGGCCTACGAGTAAGCCGGGAGTAACACCTGTTTCCGCAAAGCTGCCGACGCTCACGGCCATCGGTCGCCCACGCGATAGGTTTGGCGTTACGCCAGTTTCAGTATATGAACCAACCGACGCGCCAAGCACATGACTACTGACCAGATTCGGAGACACACCTGTAGCCGCGAACGCGCCCACGGTAGCGCTCAACGTATACGCAGCAGTCAGGGTAAAGGCCGCAAGGGTCGGATGCGGCTGCTGCGTTCTAGACGGTTGTCTCCAGATGGCCATCAGGTTAGCTTTAACAGTTCAGTCGGTTGATCTATCTCTAAACTTCTCTGTCGATACCCTCTTAGGAATATCAACACTGCGTTCTGTGCAGCCCCGTGGGTCGTAATCTCAAACGCAATTGGCTCTCCGATAGTTGGGCTAATGCGAGTGAGATACACTCTCTTGACTCCAGGATGCCACTCGAATTGAAACTGAGGGAAACTCGGAGTCTTAATGATGTAGACTTGACCAGGCTGTGCTTTGCTGATTCCCATTTCACGCCAGCGTCAAAATGTCTGTAGCGAAGTCCAGAGTAAAGGTTTCCAGATTCGCTAGCGTTACGTCTGCCCCGTAATCATAGAACCCAATGAGCGGATCAGCGGGCGAGGTCGGATCATCGTTGTAAAGTCCAGCCCATCGGAACGTGGCTACCGCACCGGATGCTGTCAGTACAAGATCGGTCGCGGTCATATGTGCCGTGCCAGTCGTCTGTTCCCATGTGATTCCAGTCACAATGCGCGAGGACAGGTTCGTGTAGCTAATCTGCGTTATGTCGGCAAGCACGCTGTTCGTAGCAACTGGCGCAGCGGCGTTCGTTGTTAGATAAACCGTCACCGTACAGGTAGCGTCTGATGTGAAGTTATGGACACCTTTGCCCAAGTCTTCAACAAATTGTGAATTCTTTACAAATGCGGCCATAACCCCTCCTTAGAACTCATGCAGAATGATACTGACCGTCCAGCCTGTAAGCGTTGTCGGGTCAGCAAGTAACCTCACACACCAAATCGTTGACGCCGGAATCATGATCTCTTCTTCCGGGTCCGGTTTGAACAGGTAGCCATTCAGATTAGCGAAATCGAAGTAGTGATGATCGACATAGGTCGGCGTTGTATCGACCGACACGTTAGTTCCTGACCTTCCCGCAGCGGCAGCGGGAGCGGTATTCCCGGCTAGACCAGATGCAGGACCGTTGAGCGGTCTAATCGCCTGCGGAGTGGTAGATGTCGCGGTTACCGTACTGCCAGTTCGGGTACTGAACGCACCACCTATTTGCTGAAGCGTAGAAGTGCCGCGCTGAGAAATCTCCACTCGCTTTATCCTGACGTTTGCGGCAAGCGATCCAGCAGCGGCTGTCGAGACAACGGCTAATACCCTAATGCCAGTAGTTAGGGTCATGTTCTCAGCAGTCAGTATCGTCATTCCCATAATAGTTTCCTACTGTGCGAGAAGCTGACTCATCTGCCGTTGTCCGCTTGCTCCGAACGGCGAACCAATTAACTCCGTTTCAACTCCTAATACTTCCTTGAACGCGATAAATACGCTGGCACCGTCCGCTGCTTCCCAAGTCGGATTACTTGTCGCCCCAGTTCCGGTCGTAATCTTCCACTCAGCACCCGCGCTCTGATTTGAAGCCGTTGCGCCTCCCGACGTGGCGGTGTAAGCGGAGGTGGTAAAGCCCGAAGTCGGCGTAATACTGACAACAGTATCTGATTCGCGCGACATCCCGCGAAAGAAAAGATACTCGGCACTCGCAAGACCCGAGATCGCCATTGATGCAGGATCGGCCCCATCGCTAGCAAGATCAATCGCCGTCTGAACCGAGATCGTGCTACCCGCTCCAATCGTGAAGCGACGGCCCATGAGCGCCTTTGCCGTGATCGCACTGCTGAAATTCGCCGTAAACGTGTTTGAGGTAGTAATCGCAAACGCGAGAACGCTGTAGTAAACGGCTATCACCGAACCGGCGTTCGCCCCGCCTTGTCCGTTACAAAACTCCCGCGCCTTTGTAAAGGTATTGCCAACGCTGTCAGTGCAGGACGTTACTTCGTTCGTATTCCCGTCAGTCGTTTGGATATTGTCTTTGGTAATACAAACAACAAGCAACTCCCCAGCGTTCATTGCTTCCGAATAGTTTACGGTAGCGGAAGACGCAGAGGTCTTAAGTCCGCTACCAGAACTAACCACATTCCCAGTACCAGGATCAGCAAAGGACACGGTCGTCTCCTACTGAACGGTGTATTCCATTTCGGCAATGAGGTACTGTTGCCCAGACACCAACTTTTTCGGCTGCACGGCCATCGCTGCTTCCCATACGCCTATGCAGTCGGGTGTATAGTCCACCGCAACCGTAATCGTCTGACCTGCTGCTATCGGCACATCGTTTTGAAGCAAATAGAACGGCGTACAACCCGCCACGTTGCGATAGGCGTACAGCTGCGTGTGATACAGAACGAGATCACGGTTCCCGTCATTCGTAACCGTGCCGGTTAAGTGAATCGATTGACCCAGTGTAATCGTGACCGGATCGACACCAATAGTCGCGCTCAATCCCGTTGGGACGGCACGAACCGAAACAAACAGAACGCAGAGCGTCAAAGATGCAAGTAGTAGTCGTTTCATCGTTTTCCTTTCACTTCTTTCATGTCAACATTTTTAGTCAGCGAGCGGACATTAGGGTTTCTGCACATTAGCCCTGACGGTCCCAGCAGCCGGGTCAGCCGATGCACCCGCACTGACCTTACATCCACGAACCGATACGGTGTTAGTAGCGCTCACCCATGATCCCCACGACACGTCAGCGATCGAACCAAGAGCATCGGGTAAGCCTAGTGAGACAGGATTTCCAGCCGCCGCGCCCGTCACCGTGATAGTGAGAGTTTGACAGTCCGTCCCTGACCAAGCTCCGAAGTCCAGTGACGCGGTTCCGGTCAACAGGCTCAACGTAGCACCGCCAGAAAACCTAATGTCAGCGGTTCCATAACTGACAGCGTTGAAGCCATCATGGGCGTTATCGAACAAGTCTACTCCGTAATCAAACCTCGATCCCGGCGTAGAGTTGTTAGACATCACCTTGAAAGCCGCACGTGCCGTCGTGAGCGCCGAGTCGCCGTCAATGTACGCGATGAACGCGCCCTTTGCGGTCGTAGTACCATCACCGATTCCACCCAGTACCGCTCCGTTTGGATACGTTGTAGCGCTTGTCCCGGCGATGTTGTAGTGACCAATCACGCCGCCGAGATAGTTACCGGCCTTCGATAGATTCGTGCCGAATATGTTGCCCATAATCGGGGCTAGAAACTTTCCGGTGGTTCCGCCGGCCGCCGCAGCGAGATTCAGGTCGATCCCAATCGGCTGGAACGAACCAGTACCAGAGTAGTTAGTTCCAATGTAAGCTAGACTGCCGCTGAACGTAATTGGCTGTCCTGTGAACGGAGTAATATCGACTCCGCCCGTTCGATTAATCTCAACGGTAGCGCCCCGGCTCCGAAGCCTGGTTTGTCCATTAGCAATAACCGAGGCGATGAAGACCAACGTCACCGCGACGAGGACTTTTAGCTTTGTCATTTCGATTACCTCACTTTACCGCAGGTTTGACCGGCTCAGCTTTCGCCGTGCCCTTCCACGCGCCTTCAAGGGTGCCGTTATCAACAAGCCGCTTGGCCTCTTCCGATGTTAGAACCGCGCCGAGTTCGTCTTCCTCGCCCGGCAGATAGGTGTGACCACCTAGAGTCACGCCTCGCTTAATGATTCGATCACTTTTCATCTTTGACCTCCAGTTGGATACGATTTCATGGTAAAATAGTGACGGCTCGAACAAGCGGAGTAAAGCCGCTAGCCGAGCCTAACCAATCAGCAAAATACCACGGATTTGTAGGGTTTGTGGAACTGAGTTTCAACCGCGCCACGAAAGAAGCAGCTTGTGCTCTGTAACATGTCGGGATGAGGCTAGACGACTTAAGACTACAGTCACGTGTCCAACCTGCAAAGGCGAATTTCAGATATCGCCCCACCAGCAACGAGCAATCAACTACTGCTCTCACCCATGCTACAGCCAAAGTCTGCGACTGACGCCTGCTGAACGGTTTTGGCGATACGTCACTCCGATTAACGGATGCTGGATCTGGACAGGCCCGACTAACAACAGGGGTTACGGCTTTATCGCTATTTCTAGACATGGGACCAAGCTTCTTGCGCACCGTCTTAGCTACGAAATTCATAACGGGGCGATTCCAGACGGTCTTCTCGTTCGGCACAAATGCGATAACCCACCTTGCTGTAACCCTGAACATCTTCTTGTTGGCACTCACAAAGATAATTCACAGGATGCCATAGAACGAGGTCGCGGGCTAGGACGCAAGCGTAGAATCACGCAGGAACAGGTCACTGAAATCCGTCAGAGACGACAAGACGGAGAAGACGCTAAGAAGCTAGGTGCCGAATTTGCTATACATCCGGCTTACGTGAGAGTGCTTTGCCGACAGCAGGTCAAACCCCAACCGAACTAACCCACATCTTGCTTTCTTGCGGGATAGGCATTGCATTCAACTGACACTCTATAGTTAGCTGACGGCCTGCGTTCGCACCTTCGTGAAACACGGTCGTTCCGCGCACATCTATTCCCGCTCCCGGAACTTGACGGTCAAGCTCCATCGCACGGGCAACCGGAGCAAAAGCGGTTCGGCCTACCGCGTTGCCTTGTGGAATCAACGCTACCTGTTCGGCTGTCCAGAGTTTGACAGAAGACGTGGCTATGCCGCCGTCCGTGAATTCGTCTACCGTTCCTTCGTTGATGAAGAACTCGAAAGGCGAGCCGAGGTCTTGCTGTACCCTGTCTGCTAACTGAGAACGGGTCATCTTCACGCCGTTCGCCAGATCGGGCGCGTCGTCGAGAATAGCTCGATAGGTCGCGAGCCTCATCATTGCCCCGACCGCCGAACCTACCGCCTCGATACCATCCTCGACCCACGCTAGAAACTCATCGTAGGCGTTTGCAGCGGCAACCCATGTTGGTGACGCGGTCGTGAACCGGGACACGTCGAATCCAAAAGATGCTGTGAACGTGTTACCCTTCTGTGGGTTCTTTTGAACGATGGTTCCGGTAGCCCACGCTTTGAATGCGTCGATCTCCAGTCTCCGATAGTCGGCCATTACCAATCGCTCGGTTCGAGGGGGAATCCTTACGCCGATCTGATCAATGAACGTAGCCTGATTTCCGAACGAGCCTTCCATCAGTTTCTGAATTTCCCGCTCTCCGATCGTGTCATAGGCTTCAATCGGGATCATCGACATCTTTCGCTGTTCCGGGGTCAGAACAGGAATCAAACGCCCTCGCGCGTTCCACTCACGACGATCGGCCGCAGGCCGGTCGTCAATCGTGAACATATCGGCGAGGTCAACGCTATCAACGTTCTCACGTGGGAAGAAAATATCCCACAACAGTTTTCCGTTATCGTTCGGGGAGAGAGCCTGCGCCAGTACGGTCAGCGCAGCAGGCGTCAACTCCTCGGCTTCAGCCAACCATGTAAAGTCTGCCATTGTTCTAGTCCTCCTGAAGTTTCAGTCCCACTAGGTGGGGAGCAATACGAGCTTCGATCCCGCGACATTGAATCCGGCAATCTCGTCACCCGTGTAAGCACGTCCGAGATTGTCTTCAGCAACGTCTTGACTCACCTGCCCGATGGTTCCGACAGCAACAAAACAATCGCTCGTTTCGCTGCCGAGAGAACTGGTTGTAGCAGGAAGGACCGCAAGCGGCAGTTTCACCGCCTCAATGGTCACCCCAAAAACGAACTCACCGGAACCGACGAGCGTTCCGTCTTCCTCGAACGGAACACCTGGTTTCAGGTATCCACGCGAGTCAACTTCCTTGTCGGTCAGTCCCGAAATGTCTACCTTGATATGCGCAGGATGATCTACCGGCCCGACAAAAACATTGCCGTAATTCATCCCGCCATCCGTGTTCACAATACTGATTGGCATTAGGTGCCTCCTTGTCCTGTTAATGACCGGGTTCTCACCCGGACGTTATTGCTCGTTCCTCTTCCATTTTCCACGCCGTCTTCAGCCGGGCAGCGCATTCAAGACCAAAGAAACTATGAAAACGCCGGGGTGCAGACGGTCATCCACACACACTGTTCTGATTTAGGAATCGGCCCGATAGTAGAGTCGAGATAGACGCTTTGTTCATAGCTAGACCATGTTCATCCGCTCACGTAGCGGTTTCGATTCCGTTACCGTCTTTTGCTTCTCCGCCTGACGCTCACGAATTCGAGAATACACGTCCTGCCCGCCGGTCTTAGCCGGCCCGTCCTGTTTCAGGTGCCCACCCTTCTGGGCAGGTTTTAGCGCCGGAAGATAAACTGAATGCTTCGCTTCGATGTGCTCAGAAAGCCTCACCTGCGTTTCACCGTCCTTGATGAACGGTACTTCTTTCTTGTCCACTATCTTGAATTCAATCGCAGAATCTCCGACGAGAGGGGCCAACACTTCTGCTTGATAGCCCTCGGCCTCAGCAGCTTTCAGAATAATCGTCTGCCGTTCCGCATCCGCGATCTTCTTCTCAAGCGCCGGTACTGATTCGAGCTTCGTCTTGATCTCTTCGGGCTTGCCCAATACCTTAAGGGCTTCCCACGTTGCGGCGTCTTCTTTCGTCAACACTACCGCGCCTTCCGCTGGAGCCAGCTTCTTCGCTTCCTTTAGCTCGGCTTGAAGTCTGGTTATTTCATCAGCTTGCTTACGTTCGGACACACGCAGTTGATGGTTCTCGTTTGCGAGTTGCTGAGCCACAACCGATGCACTACCCTCTGCCGCCGCAAGTCTTCGGGTTAGCTCTGCTGAGGCGTCCGGTATCGGAGCCTTCGCGGCCCCCGCTCCGCCCTCGCCCTCACCTTCTACAAAACACATTCCCCTGGGAATGAATTGATCGTTCATGAACATCTTCGCTCCTTCGATTTAGAACAACGACCTGACCAATAGACCAATACCGGACACGACGAGCACAACCGGCGAGGCCGCTAGAATTAACTTAACTATAAGAGGAAGCCCGTAAGACTTCCCACCACTTACTTCATAGGCCAAACGAAAAGAGCCGACGATGCTTAGAAAAAAGATGATCGCAATTACTCTCATTCTGGCCTGTAGTCGATATCAACCGCCAGCATATTAGAATATACCGCATATATTCTCTCGCGGTCTTCCTGGGTCTTGGCAGTTGCGAGTTCAGACCATAGAGATTGAAGTAGCCACCACATATTTATGCCGCAATCGCTCCCGTCAATTCAGCATACGCAGCCGGATCGAATCTGACCTCACGCCTACATCGACAGCGCATCCCGCCAAAACAAATATCACCAGGGAACGGGCCACTTTCAGGCAAGTAACTCCCTTGTGCGCCCGAACATGCAGAACACGTGGATTGATCGTCAAGCGCAATGTAATCTACAACCCAACCCGTGCCAAACTCGCCAGAGATTTCTTCGAACAAAGAGTTGAGCGCCAGCCCTGCGCGTCCATACATCTCGGCTCGATTAGCAATCGCCTCGAAACTCATCGGGCGTTCATCTTTTGCTACCGCTGCCGGGTGTATCTCAAACTGCTTCTTGTTGAGTTCGCCTAATGCAATTCGATCCGCAAACCTCGCAAGGAACGCCATCTGCTCATCAGCGGCAGGCTGCATTAGTGCGAGTTCATCGACGGTCAGCATCCGTCCCGCTCCGACTATCGCGTTCTCAACCATGTTCCGCTTGATCAAATCAGCCATGCCGGATTGCCAAGCGTTCACATCGCCTGATAACGCTAGGGTAGACGCAAGCCGTCGTGATTGCTGTTTGAACTCTTCTCGTAGCGCCTCTTTCAATCCTTGCGTTGCGGATGCCGGGACGGCCAACGGTTGCTTAACCGAGTAGCCGAGATTCCTAAGGAGCCGAATCAGTAGTGAGGTACTGATAAGTAGAATCGGGATGAGATCAGAGTCTTCTTGATCTTCCGGCAAATCGGCCGGGTCTAGTTTGCCTCGATCAAAAGCTAATAACAGTTCGGCTGCGCGGCGTTCAGTGATGACCTTATCACGGACGCAACGAGTTACAAACACTAGAAGTTGATCGTGCGTCATTGGGCTGCGAGATGTTTGATTTGTAGCTTCTTGACCGGAAACGGCTCGCCCGCCTTTTTGCAGAGCGCGATAAACTTTCGCTCCTCGTAGTTCGGTGCGCCTATAGTGAGAATTATATCCGCTCTGGTACTGCGGTTGTCGATGCGTTTACCAAACAGCCTGCGACTCGCCTTGACTGTTAGAGTCGGGCTTAAATAGGCCGTCACCTTTCGCGCTCTTTGTTCAAGTAGCATCCGAACGCATTGCCCGATGACTTTCGGCGATACATCGTAGTTTTTCATTTTCTTTTCCTCTTTGGCTTACATGAGTACTCCACATGTCGCCGTCGCTGCGCGGTTGCGCGATTATCGCGATACACCCGCATCGTAATAGTCGAGCCTTTAAGCCGATACTTGAACAAATGCGTCAGTCCACAATCACAACAGGAAACTTTATGCAGCCGAGAAAAGAACGGCGGCTTCAGTTCGATCTTATCACCGTCATATTTCTGCTCGTACTGTTTGACCTTCACGTTGATCTAGTTCACCGGCGGATTCTGTAGCTTCAACTTCTCATCCATAATCCGCTGGGCTATTCCGTCAGGGTTCCCCGCCGCACTAGCCTTGTCACGCTGCAACGCTACCTGCGCTCGTTCAGTGTTGATCGTTGTCACCGGATTCAACGTACCCTCTTCCTCAATGATCTTATCAATCATCGCATCAGGGTCATCTATTCCAAGCAGCGTCATTGCGTCCTCACGGCTCCTTAATCTAGCCGCGACTTCGGCAAGAAGCGCCGTGCGTTCAAGAGCACTCAATGGTCCCGCATCAAGGCGACAATCAAAGTTTACCCGGAGCCCCGCATATCTCCCCGGCTGTCCGGCTAAGTCGGCAGCCCAGGCTAGTGCGGTTTCGAGTACCCACCGGCCCGCCGCGTCAACCTGTGATTTGGTTTCCCTGAGGGCCATCACAAAATCCGCTCGTGCTTGTATCCGACTCTCACCCGAACTGGTCGCGTCTCCCGTTATCGTGACATAGCTTTGATTCACTTCCGAAAGGATGTTGTTATACGCGGCCTTCTCTGTCTGATCAAACGTCTCGGTCTTTACCGGGTCACGATAGATCAAACTCGCAGCCGCATACCCCTTGATGTTATCGTTGTCATCTAAAACTTCTTGGGCTCGGATAAAGTTAGTCGCTCCGACTCCTGTACTGTACGGATCCTGCACTTCAATCTGCTTACCTTCGTTATCAGGATCATCCTCAAGGTGACTAGGCGGTTTCGCCCCGATGAATGTTCTCTCAGGGAATCCAGCTTGACTAACAGTTCTGGCCCTCATCGTTGCCGACATTGTGAACAGCTTTGCCATCTGCTTTACCTGCGGACTGACCAACGGATCACGATTCATCTCATAGATAGTAAGCAGCCCGCCCAAGGTATAAGGCTTGGAGTCAGAGGAGTTCTGGCCCTCGAATATCCTAATTACCGTATTGTTGTTGTCATCCAAAAACACGAGTTCAATCTTGTCATCCGATGAATCCTTCTTCTTTGTAATGTACACTCCAGCCTGTTCCTGTGTGTCCTCATCGGTGATGACCACGCCTTGTTCATATTCAGGACTCATCAGATACAACAAGGCCAACGCGGCAGCGGGATTACTCCGAACACTTGCCTCGTCTTTAAGGCTGCCCGCCTCGTCTACCTTGCCCGGTGGAATCCACAACCGTAACGGTCCACGCCCGGACGTATTGAGCATATCCGTTGTTCCTTGTAGCGTAGCTAACACAACTCGCTTACCATATCGTCGCGTATCCCACCAATTCAACAGCGCCGAGCTCGCTTCGTCTATCAATCCCTGCTCATCGGCTGACGGCTCCTGTCCATCCTCTAACGCTCGTCTAACCGTCAACGTCCAGTTCGGCTCCCGGCCTATCACGCCATTCCGATCTCTACGGACCACTTCCTTGATAATGTTCTTTGAGATTAAATCCTTTTTGATCGCGTCATAGAATGCTGAAGCGTTCGGATGATTCCACGCCGGTCGAGGTCCAACCCACGCTTGTTGATTCTGCCAATAATCTCCACGCAGAAACATAATGCTCGACTTCGCTTCTCTGTGAAGATCAGCTACAACCGAGTCAGTAGACGAATCCTTAATTGAGCCTTTCAGCTCATTCAGCCGGTTGCGGATATCATCCAGCGTGTAGGTTTCAAAGACGGAGGCCATGTTCTATTCGTAGGTCGGGACAGTCTGTGATTGAGGACGGGGACGCGCGGCAGGCCGTCCTATCAAATGATCCGCTACTACCGCCAATACGCACCCGTCGCCGTCATCTGGCGAACGCCCAAAGTCCTCCTTGAACTTCTCTTTGGGCAAGAGCTGCTTCACGTCTAACCGAGTTTTACCGCCCGTGGTCTTGATTACGTATTTGTACTTACGCTCACATAAATCAGTCTCAAGATTGGGCGCGGGATTCTTGAGCCGTAAGACCTTCAACGCTTCCCCGGTGTAGGCATACATCTCGGTGACGGCGTCCGCGTACTTATCCTGATCCTTCGGTACTCCATTGTTGTGAACCTCGAATACCTGAAACTGCGCGAATGCCTTGATCAGCTCACTATCACGTCTGAGATTATCCACGCACGTTGAGGCGTAGCCGCCCCCAGCATCAGCACGCACTCTGACTCGTTTCACACCCTGCGCTTTCAGCTTCAGACACGCCGCTTTAGCCTTGATGTAATACTCAAATCCATCTTGCTTGCTAATCTCCGAATCCTTCCAGACTGTGCCCCGATGTCTAATGTAAATAGTCCCTTTGTCGTTTCCGTATCGTGCGGCATCAATTCCTATCCACGCATCTAACGGGTCATCTCCATCATAAGGCTCGCGCGTTGTCGCGGCTTCATATCGACCGGGCGGGCAGAATGTATTATCCGTTCCTTTCGATGAAGTGATACCTAGAACCCTCCATAGAAATTCAAGAGAGGGACGATATACGATTCCCGGCTGCCAAGGTAGCTCGAATGTATACTCATCAGGATCATGTCCATTGACCCGCTCGCATCCATCAAGCATGTCAAGGACGTATTGACGGCGAACCGAACCCGGAATAACCTCGCGATCTTGTACAACGTTTGGATGGTCGAGGCAAGAGATACGGAATGTTTTGCAATCGTCTTTCTTCCTGATCTTGTGCGCTTCACAGCTTGTCGTGCGAGGATTGCGCAGGACGAGCACAATTGATAGCCCGCCAGACGACATGGACCGCACAGCGTCGAATATGTAGCTTGGCACACCTTCCGCTTCATCAATCACGAACATCAAATATTCGTTGTGCTGGCCATGCGTCCGCTCTGAGCCCGTGCCCTTGTCGTTGTTCGTTGCCTTACCAGTGACGAAATGGTTCGGTTTGTAGTTGATCCTCGGAACCTGGAGAACGTCGCCAGGTAGCCCCTTTCCGGTACGCTGTTGCCTGATTTCTTTGAATAGTAGATCGTTGATCTGTTCAGACGTAGGTGCAAAGCAGTATGTGATTGAGGGGGCGAAGCAGTCAAAGAAGTGGGAGACGAGCGCCGCACCCGTGAAACTCTTTCCCACGTTGTGTCCGGCATCAACACTGATCCAATTCTGAATCGTTTCGCCCGGTTGCCAGTATTCAAGCTGCTCGATTGTTTTGGCTCCGCGCTCATAATCCCTGCGCTCGTGAAGCTGGCGGAGGGTCCGGGCATAATGCGCCACAACGTCTTCCTGTCCGCGCCAAAGGTCGTAACGAAGTTTCTCGTTGATGTATCGTTCAGGATCGAATCGGTACTTCGCGCCAAGGAATGCGGCTTTTGGTACCTTCCCCGCCCTCGCCTCACTGGCTACACGGAAGATAGCGGCTTCGTCGCTTATTCGGTCTACTTCGGATTGGGGAGACATTTCAGAATCTTAGGGCGATGAAAGCGCCATTAGCAGGGGAAAAGGTCATGACGTTACCTTAGCATCTCGATCATACCACCGCACCTACGACAGATGATGTACAACCAAAGCCAATACGGTTTCGGATGTGAGCCACCATTACAACAAAATCCTGTGAGAAACATACGCCACTGATCATCTTCGGGATTCTTACAGCTAACAGATACACAATGGTGTAATGCCTGCATCTTCTCTACTACTTGATATCCTCTGAGTAACGGGGCACGCACTTAAGTCTCACCAAATATATCATCTCCCCAATTCCCCGTTCTGTCGCACGCAATACAGTAAGGATCGCCGCCTGATGTTTCGCCAACTTCATCGTGCTCTCTATCGGGATCAACGCCCATCAGTTTAGCTACAAGCGCATCTATCTCCCGCCCAGCCGGGAGAGTATCGTAGTCGATTGAGGATTGGGGAGTCATCGTAGCGACATTCCTAATAGTTCACTATGAATCTCAAAGATTTTCTCGTCCTGCCAATCTGCAAATCGAGCATGTAACATCCGCTCATCGCGCTTAGTGCCGCGCCAGCTTTCCACGAGGCGAATAGTTGGCTTCTCAGCTTGAAGCGTCCGCTCACGCGCCTGAGGCGCAAACGCAAAACCAATCTTATGGCAGTCCAGAGCCTCATCAAGCATAAGGTAAACGTACCCCGGCTCGACCCAACCATTCCGCTGCTTGATACTCGTCGCATCACGATTCCAAGCAGGCGTTTTACATTTAGCACAGCGGCGCGGTAATTGATCCTCTCGTTCAGGGAGCCAACGATGCGCACAACGATTACAAATGCAGATTGCCGCCTCAACAATTGCCACACTATTAGGATACCACCATCAGAACAGAAGCGCAACCCCAGCAGGTTCGCACTAATAGTGCAAGTCAAATCCTACTGAATTAGCTCACTCGCCAGCTTATACACCTCCGGCACTATCGGACTGCAAAATTCCACGGCTTCGGTTCGTGTTGCGCCGGGGTGACGTTCCATGTAGCTGGCTATTACAGCGTCGGCGATGGCGCGCTCGTCGGTAATCGTTA